TGTATTGGCCACATCTGTTGCATCTGATGTAACAAACACATATGCACACTTGTATACAACAGGTATGTTTGTTGCAAATACAGACCAATCAATTCAACTTGGTGTTCAAAACTTTGCAAACACTGGCACTTCTTCTGCTGACCTTGCTTTATATAATAATGCAGGAACAGACACATCAAACTATGTTGACTTAGGTATTATTAGTCAAAACTATAATACCACATTAAATTCATTTACTGCTGCTAATCCAGGTGATGCATATTTGTATTCTAATGGTAGTAACATGTTGATTGGTGCATATACCGCAGGTAAAGCAATCAAGTTTTTTGTCAATGGTTATAATGCAGCCAACGTTGGTGTTGTTATCAATGCACCAAATACTATATCAACAAGTACATCTACAGGTACATTGACAGTTGCAGGTGATACTGGTATTTCAGGTAATGTTAATATTGGTGGCACATTGAATGTTACAGGTAATATTACATTCTCCAATACAACAATCAATAATGTAACATTAAACACAACAGACCAAGTTATTGTTACAAATACTACACCATCTATATCAAATTCCACAGGTGCTTTAATTATTTCTGGTGGTATTGGTGTTAAAGGCAATGTGTATTCTACCGGTACAATTACAGGAACATTAGCAAGTACAGGTGTTACAACAGGAACTTATGGTGGTTCATCAGCCATTCCAGTTATTACAATTAATTCTGGGGGCCAAATAACATATGCAGGTAATGTTTCTGTTTCCAGTACGGCAATTGTGGCTAATTCAGGACAATTAACTGCAAATGCTTATACAGGTATTGTTGCTTTAGGTTTGGCTACAACAGGAACAGCAGCAACATATGGTTCTTCAACAACTATTCCGGTTTTTGTAACAGATGCATACGGCCGTGTAATATCCGTATCTAATACTGCTATTGGTACATTGAATCAAAATACTACTGGTTCTGCCAACTCAGCAACATATTTAACTGGTACATATACTGGCACATTAACATCAAGTCAAATTACAACAGGACTTGGTTTTACTCCATACAACTCAACTAATCCTTCTGGTTATCTAACATCTAGTGGTGCAGTTACTTCTGCTGTTGCAGGTACAGGTGTTTCTGTGTCTGGTGCAACAGGAGCAGTTACATTCAGCATTGGTCAGTCTGTTGCAACATCAGCTACTCCAACATTTGGATCAATTACTACAAGCGGTTCCTATAAAAGATCCGCAGCAGGTACAGGATATCTAGATGGTGGGTATAGTAGCGTAGAATCTACTTCTACATCTGGCGCAATTTATACCATTGGTAGTGCATATCCTCCCGGAACTACAACACTTGGCTCAATGTATGGTATTGGATATACATATTCTGGTGGTGCGGCGGGGAATCCGGGCGGAGTTCCTTCAAGTGTTTGGGGGATGTATGTTGCCAGCAGCGGAACTGCTAGAATATTTTTAGATTCAGATAATGGAGCAGGTTATTTTGCAGGAAGCGGTAAATTTAACTCACTTGGAGTCGGCACCGCAGCTTCTGGAACTGCTGGTGAGATTCGTGCAACCAATAACATTACTGCTTACTACTCTGATGATAGGTTAAAGACTAAGTTAGGTGCAATTCAAAATGCACTATCTAAAGTTAAAAGTCTCAATGGTTTCTATTATGAAGCTAACGAAACTGCACAAGCATTAGGTTATGAAGCTATCAGAGAAGTTGGTGTTTCTGCACAGGAAGTTCAGGCAATACTGCCAGAAGTTGTAGTGCCTGCTCCTATTGATGATAAATATTTGACTGTGAGATACGAAAAACTTATTCCTCTATTGGTAGAAGCAATTAAAGAACTTAGTGAAGAAATTGAAAGGTTGAAAAAATGAAAGAACTAATGAATAAATTATTGAATTGGCTTGAGAAGCCAAATGTTTTGGCCACAGTTAAAACAATCACATATAAAATTATAAGTGGTTCAACCACATTTATAATTGTTTATGCATTTACAGGTAACGTTAGAACAAGTGGTGAATCTACTTTGGTTATGATGAGTATACACATGGTGCAATATTGGATCCATGAAAGACTTTGGCTCATTTGGGAAAATCGTAAAGAATCAATCAAGGAATAATAGATGGCACAACTTATTTGTACGATGACTAAACCGGAGGCAAATACTCCATGGATTATTGCACAAGCACCATATGCCGAAGCGGTTTGTACAGAAGATGAAATGAACAATGTTATTATTCCATCCAGAAATTATAACTTGACATTGGCCGGCTATCAAAGTGCTTCAAATGTCGAGTCAAACAGCACAACATTGGTTATCACTTATGCATTTGATACAACCGATAATGCAAATACAGCATTACAATACATTTATCGTCCAACACAAACGGATCAACCCATTTCTTATGCTCGTAAAGAATTGATGAACACAAAAAGAACTGAAGCTAATGTGTCACATACAGCAAATTTTGTGGTTACAGCTTAACAAACAGATTGAATTAAAGGGATAACAAATGGCATTACCATCTTCCGGTGCAATAGCATTTTCAAATATCAATACAGAATTGGGTTATACCAGTACAGCACAGATATCGTTAAACGATAGTGCTGTGCGAAATCTTTTTGGCCAAGCTTCTGGTGCTATTGATATGAATACTGGTCACGGTAAAAGTGCTTACACAAATTTTATTCAAGCTATATCAAATCCTTATGGATCGACAGAAAATTACACAAATGGAGTTGGTAATGTAACCATTTTTAATCAAAAAACGGATTCTTCAGGAAACATTCATGTAACTGGAGGATGGAGAAATGAATCAAACGGCACATCATATGCATTTATCAAAAAAATGAATGCTAATGGTGGAAATATATGGAACGTTAATATAAACGGCAGTGGAACATACTATTATGAAAATGATGGATATGGCCATTATTATTACAGTCAATTAAACAAAGGGGATTTAGTTCTCGATAGTTCAGGTAATGTTTATGCAGTTACATTAAGATGGGACGGAAATTATGTTTATTCTGATGTTATTAAAATAAATTCATCAGGAAGTGTTCAATGGCAATATTCTTATAGATATAATTCTCTTGTTAGTTTATATGGAGCATATATTGATGTTGATAGTAGTGGTAATGTTTATGTAGCATTACAAACAATAGTCGTTAAATTAAATAGTTCAGGATCTTTAGTTACCGTAAAATCAGCTTCATCATCAATTCAGAACATTATAGGAATGAAAGCTTTAACTTGTGGTGGAATAGCATTAGCAACTACTGGACCAGATGGTGGTTCATATACAGGATTAAAAGTATCAAAATATAATGCATGTTTTGTAAATCAATGGACATCACGTGCTTTTAATCCAAGCCAATACGATTTTAGTCAAATGTGTAGTAATGGTACCATTCAAAATAATATGAATAACTTGGCGTATGACGGTTCGAATTTTTATGTGTTAGGCCAAAATAATCCTTGTGGATATAGTCAGCCAGCAGTTTGGTCATTTAATTCTTGCGGAGGTTTTAGATGGGGTACTGGAGTAGCGTTGAACTCTAATTATGGTGGTCTACAACACATGCACACAAATGGAATATCTTTAGGCCTCGATGGAACTCTTTATGGTGCAACACAATATGCTGCAGCATATACTAATCCTGCATTTTGGGGATTAAATACATCAAATGGTACTGCAGCATTTGGTCCAGTGAGTGTACAATGTAAAGGATATCATGGATTAAATGGAGCTTCTATTTCACAAGGTGTAAATTGTCATGTGAACATAGGATTTAATAGTAATTGTGGTACTTATGGTTACATATTCAATGTACCAAAAAATGGTAGTAAACAAAGTAGCGGTGCTACTGTAGCTATATCATCGACAGCACCATACTCCAATTTAGTTTATGGTAACTATCATTATTATTCTCAAGGAGGATGTGTTAAAATTACTCCCGGTTATACGGCTAGTTGTACAAGAACACTTTGTGGAGCTACAGTCTCAAGCACTTATAGGGTAAATATGGGGACTGGCGGAGTTATAAGTGCTAGTGCGCCAAGTTATACTACTACCAATTCAGCTACAGTTTATTCGAACATAACTATATAATGACTTTTTTATATTATGATGAATTTGGTGTTAGATATCCAAATAAAATAAAAGCTTTACAAAAAACTAAAAACTTATATTTTGATTATTATGATGAAGTATATGATAAATTGAATTGGAAAATTGAGCCTACAGAGTCATTAGATTTTTATTACAAACATCAAGCACAAAGAATCCGAGATGAATATGATTATGTGATTCTTTGTTATTCTGGTGGTTATGATTCGACAAATATACTCGAAACTTTTTATTATAACAATATTAAATTAGATAAGATTGTTGTTACTGGACCTTTTAGTCAAGATAGACTAATTAATGGTGACGAAAATCATAATGGAGAAATTTACTTAAATGCTTTTCCTTATTTGAAAGAACTTGGATTAGATTCAATAACACAAGTTATTGATTACACCGAGCATTACGGTAAAATTGACACATTTTCCGTTTATAATTTGGGTGAAAGTTGGGTAGAAGAAATAGGATCAAGGTTTAGTCCACATCATTGGTTTTGGAGAGACCTTGATAGATTTGTTATACCAAAACAATTTGAAGATAAGAAGGTGGCTATCATTTGGGGTACAGATAAACCAAATTTGAGAATAAAAAATGGCGTTAAAAGTTTCAGATTTATTGACACTGCGATAACCAGTTACGGAAGAACAAATCAACCTTTTAGATCCAATGTTACTAACATAAATTTTTATTGGGATCCAAATTATCCTTTAATTTTATTGAAGCAACTTCATGTAATAAAAAATTTAGAGTTACCATTAACACCAAAACCTGTGGTAAATCTAATATACAATTTGAAAAAACCATTAATCTATAAAAGTGGAAAAACAATTGGTTTTTTAATAGCTAAAAGAGATATGTTTCTAATGAATCACAAAGATACAAAAATATTTGATTTTTATAAACAAGGTATTAAAAAATTGGAAGAATATTTCCCAGATTCATATAAAAATTTACCTTCTATTGATTCTAAATATTACGCTATAGAATGAAATACCAATCCTACTGTTAGATAAATAGGTCATATTAGGAGATTTCCATGGCTGCACCAATTTTAACTAGACAAGACTTTACAAATTATTGTCTCCGTAGACTAGGAGCGCCAGTTATTGACATCAACGTGGATGAAGACCAAGTATCCGACCGTATTGATGATGCAATACAATACTGGCAAGATTATCACTTCGATGGCGCTCAAAAATTCTACTGGATCCATTATATCACAGAAACTGATATTTCTCATCAATATTTGGATGCCACACAGGCTACAGACCAAGATGGTAACAATGTTAACATCCTTGGCATCACACGTATTTTTCCATTGACAGATTCTCAGGCAACTATCAATATGTTTGACTTGAGATACCAATTGCGTTTGAATGAGTTGTATGACTTCACATCTGCATCCTACATCAATTATACATTGACTCAACAACACTTACGTTCTTTGGAACTCCAGTTTACTGGTGAAGTTCCTATTCGTTGGGTGCGTAACATGCAGAGACTATACATTGATTGGGCTTGGGGTGATGGTTTTGAGATTAGTGCAGGCCAAGTTGTAGTTGCCGAATGTTATGGTGCAATTGATCCAGACACATATCCAAATGTTTGGAATGACCGTTGGTTGAAGCAATACGCCACAGCTTTGATAAAGAAAAATTGGGGAGAAAATATGGCCAAATTTGGTGGTTTACAACTACCAGGTGGCGTAACATTAAATGGCAAAGAAACATATGATGCGGCAGTAGAAGAAATAAGAATGCTAGAACAAGAAATGATTACAAATTATTCTGGCCCACTAGAGTGGTTCTTGAACTAAATGGCAACAAGTAATTATTTTAATCTCTATGGTTCTAGACCAGACCAGAAAATCATTGAAGATTTGATTGTAGAATCCATAAAGATTATGGGATTTTCCGCATATTATTTGCCAAATAATAATGATGCAGCTCGTGACCTTCTTTATGGTGAAGATCCGGTCAAGTTTTTCAAGACAGCGTTCCCACTAGAAATGTATCTTTCTAATGCCACAGAATACAATGGTGATAGAGAAATGTTTACTAAATTTGGTTTAGAAATTCGTAACCAAGTTTCAGTCATTGTATCTAAAAGAACATTTAGCCAAAGAGTACCACAGAATACATTTCAAAGACCACGTGAAGGTGACTTGATTTATATTCCTATTCTTAATGGTACTGGTGAGTTATATGAAATCAAATTCACAAACCAAACAAAAGATTTCTTCCAATTGGGTAGAAAACTGCCATACTTTTATGAGTTAGAGTTGGAGAAATTCAAGTATTCACAAGAGGTTATCAATACTGGTATTTCAGACATTGATTCTGTTGTTACAGATTCTGGTTACACATTACATTTAACTACAGGAACTGGTTCAGGTACGTATCATATACAAGAAATTGCATTTGAATCACCAGACAATACATATGCAAATGCGTATGCTTATGGTACTGTGCAATCATGGATTCCATCTACAAATACTTTATCATTGTCTAACATATACGGAACATTCACTGACGGAGGTACGGCTATTGGTAAATCAAGTGGTGCAAGTTATATTGTATCAACATATGACCCACTAGAAACACCTGCAATTAAAGGACCGTATGACAATAGTTTAACTGCTGCGGCCGCTTCTGCTATTATCGATACAACTGAAACTAATCCTATAGGTGGTCTATAATGTCTAATACCACTTATAATAGAATGATTCGTAAGTTGACGGTTGCTTTTGGCAATTTGTTTGATAATATCACATTGGTGCGTTACAATCCAGATGAATCTGAACAAGAAAGATTTATTGTTCCACTGGATTATGCAACTAAAGAATTATATGTAATGCGTCTACAAGGTGATCCAAATCTTGATAAAAAGATTCAAATGGCATTACCACGTATGTCTTATGAGATGAATGGTATTTCATATGATGCAACACGTAAGCAAATAACAAATATGCAAAATTTTGCATATACAGGATCTCAGTATATTTCCCAATACACTCCAGTTCCTTATAACTTTGATTTTAGTTTGTATCTCTATGTGCGTAACATTGAAGATGGTAATCAAATTATAGAGCACATTTTACCATATTTTGCACCAGATTATACAATCAAAGTGAATATGATTCCTGAAATGGGGATTGTGAAAGAAGTTCCTATTATCTTAAATAACACTAGTTATGAAGTAACTTATGAAGGTGACAGAGATTCAGATACTAGAATGGTTATTTGGACTCTAAACTTTACTGTAAAAGGTTTCATCTTTGGTGCTATCAATGACAATGTTGGACTAATTGAAACATCTATTACAAATATATACAATAATAAAGTAACAGCAAATAATGTTTTGTTTGAGATGGCTGAAGTTGGTACTGGAAGTTACAAGATTGGTGAAATTGCATATCAAGGACCTTCAGCGTCTTTTGCAACTGCAACCGGTCAAGTAGTTTCATATCAGAATTACAATTTAGTTTTAACTAACTTAACAGGTAATTTTGTGTCAAACCAAAACATTGTTGGACAAACTTCTGAAGCAACTAGAAAGTTTTTGAACTACAAAGTTGTACCAATTGAACTTGCCAAGATTGTTGTTTCTCCAGTTTATGGTGATGTGTTTGAAGATTTGTCATCAGAAACTGGTTCAGATGATTTGAGAACTGATGTTGGTGTAGAAGATATGTCAACAGAAACGGCCAACTCTGGACCATTCACTATTAATACTGTTATAACGGAATATCCAAATACATAAAAGGTTAAAAAATGTCAAAGACGCTACAATTTAGAAGATATCCAACAAGCAATCTTGCTAGTATTACTGGTGCCGCAGGTGAATTGATTGTTGATACCACATTAAATCAAATAACTGTACATGATGGAGTAACCGCAGGCGGTTGGTATGCTGCTAATGCAATATCATTGGCGGCTAACGTTGCAAGTCTTTTAGGTATTGATGCAACTGCAAATGCAAATATTGCTTTAGCTTTAAGTACCGCAAATGCAGCATATTCACAAGCAAATAGTGCTGGTGCAATAAAACCACAAAATGCTCAAAGTAATAATTATGTTTTACAAACTTCAGATGCAGGAAAATACATTTATTACACAAACACATCAAATGTAAGTTTGTATATTCCTACTACAGCTAATGTAGCATTCTCTAATGGTAGTATCATTACAGTTGTTTCACACACAACAACAGGTAATATCACTATTGTTCCAAACACAGGTGTCTCTTTGTTTGCAGCTGGCAACTCTACATCAGGTAGCCATAATGTAACTTCTTATGGTGTTGTTACTTTGATGGCCGCAGCAGCAAATACTTGGTATGTACACGGTTTTGGTCTAAATTAAAATGTTAAATTGTTATGAATAACTTTGATAAAAACATGGAACAAATCTTTGATGTAACCACAAAGGCGGTAACTCCGCCTGTGGTTAAGAAAGAAACTTTACCTGCGGTAAAAGTTGATGAAGCTGAACTTGAGGAAGACTTAGCTGATGCATACGAACAAACAAAATCTAACTTACAAGATTTGATAGACCAAGGCAAATCTGCCATGGGTGAAATATTAGAAATTGCAAAAGCAGGTCAACACCCACGTGCGTTTGAGGTTTATGGTACTCTACTAAAGAATGTGGTGGATGCCAATAAAGAACTTCTTGCAGTACAAAAACAGATGCGAGACATGGACAAAAAGACTGCACCATCAGGTTCTACAACTATTGATAAAGCCATTTTTGTTGGATCAACTTCTGAATTAAGTAAGTTCATCAAAAGTAACAAAGAATGATAGATTCAAAAGATAGTTACCGTGACAACCCACTGCTTAAAAAAGCAGGCGTACAAATCAAATACTCACAGGAACAAGTTGAGGAGTTTTTGAAATGTGCAAAAGATCCGGTTTACTTTGCAGAACATTACATCAAAATTGTTAACGTTGACCGTGGTTTGATGTCGTTTGAAATGTGGGATTTT